TACATCATTTAGCAGATAGACTATCTTGTAGAGAGCCATATTCTGAGTGGTTGTTAAAATGTACTGGTAAGAGGTATCGCTATGCTCAGAAAAGTTAAACTTTATGGAGAACTAGCTGACTTTATAGGTCATAAAGAATTAGACGCTGTAATAAATTCTACTGCTGATGCAATACGATTTTTAGTAAGTAATTTTCCTAAGTTAGAAGCACACATGGCAGACAAACATTATCGAGTTCTTTTAGACGATTATGATATTGACGAAACTGAAATACATAACCCTATCGGACAGTCAGATATTAGTATTGTTCCCATAATCAGTGGTGCTGGTGGTGCTGGAAGAGCTATCGCAGGAATAGCATTGATCGGATTAGCTTTTGCTACAGGCGGTGCAACATTGTCTTTAGGTTTAAGTGGTTTTAGTGGAGGTGTTGGAATATCTGCTCTTGTAGGAAACATTGGTATTGGTCTAACTCTTATGGGTGTAAGTGAAATGTTATTTCCTTTACCTAAACCACAAGAATTTAGTAATGAACAAGATCCAAGAATATCATTTGGATTTTCGGGTATTCAAAATGTATCTAGAGCAGGAACTTCTCATCCAATAGTTTATGGTGAAATAGTCACAGGATCAGTTGTTATCTCGGCAGGAATTGACACTAATCAGGTATCAGCATGACAGATAAAATTGTTAGAGGATCTGGTGGAGGACCTAAAGCTGCACCTGCTCCAACTAGAGCACCTGATACTTTAAATAGTAGACAGTTTGCCTCGATTCAGGATTTATTATCTGAAGGAGAAATAGAAGGTTTTGCTACCCCGTCAAAAGCAGGACTTACAAAAGGCACAACAGCTTACAACAATGCAGCGTTAAAAGATATATTCTTAAACGACACTCCTATTCTTAACTCTAGTGCTAGTAACACTAATCCACAGACAGCAGACTTTAATTTTCAAAACGTACAATTTACACCTCGTTTTGGAACGTCAAGTCAAAGTCATATTCCAGGGATTGAAAGCAGTCAATCTGTTACAAGTGTAGGAGTTGTAGTTACAAATTCTACACCTGTCACTCGTCAGATAACAAATACAAATGTTGATGCAGTAAAAGTAACGATTACTTTCCCTCAGCTACAGAAAGCGACAGATAAGGGTGACTTACTAGGTTCTACTGTTAATTTAAAGATACAAGTTCAATATAATAATGGTGGTTTCAATGATGTTTTATCAGACACAGTTAAAGGAAGAACTGCTGATGCGTACCAGAAAGAATATAGAATAAATTTAACAGGTGCATTTCCAGTTGATATAAGAGTCGTAAGGTTAACAGCAGATAGTTCATCTTCTCAATTAGTAGATGCTTTTAACTGGACAAGTTTTGGAGAAATTATTGATGATAAGCAAAGATATTTGAACAGTGCTTATACAAATTTAAGACTAGATTCTGAACAATTTAGTTCTATACCACAAAGAGCTTTCCGTATTCGTGGAGTAAAAGTAAGGATTCCAGGAGCAGGAGCATCTAATTCTGGTACACCTACTGTTGATTTACAAACAGGCAGAATAGTTTATCCAAGTGGTTACATATTTAATGGAACATTTGGAGCAGCCCAATGGTGCTCGTGCCCAAGTCTAATACTACTCGACCTTCTCACTACTGAAAGATATGGATTTGGAACGCATATTACGGACGCTAATCTTGATCTATTTAGTTTTGTAGCAGCTAGTAAATATGCAAATGAATTGGTATCAGACGGTCAAGGTGGACAAGAAGCTAGATTCAGTTGCAATGTAAACCTACAAGGATCTATGGAAGCGTACCAGTTGATAAATGAATTAGCTGGTGTCATGAGATGTTTTCCTATTTGGTCTGAGGGTTCTGTTACTATCTCGCAAGATAGACCAACAGATCCAAGTTATTTATTTAGTTTGTCCAACGTGGGTGAAGGAGGATTTTCATATTCTGGCAGCAGTTTAAAGCAAAGAAACACTGTTATATCCGTAAGTTATTTTAATATGGACAGCAGAGAAATAGATTACGAAGTTGTAGAAGATACTGCTGCACAAGCAAAGTTAGGAATAGTAAAAAAAGATGTAAAAGCATTTGCTTGTACTTCTCGTGGTCAAGCTCAAAGATTAGGTAAAGCAATATTATTTAGTGAGCAAAATGAGTCAGAAGTTATCAGCTTTACAACATCAATAGATGCGGGAGCAATAGTAAGACCTGGATCTGTTATTTCTGTCAACGATCCTGTTCGTGGTGGAGAAAGAAGATCAGGAAGAATAAAAACAGCAACCACTACACAAATTACTGTAGACACTACAAAAGATCTTAATACGTTTACTGGTACAAATAAAAAATGCAGTGTTATATTACCCGATGGCACGGTTGAAACTAAGAATGTAACAGGAATTATAGGAAGTGTAATTACATTAAGTTCAGCTCTATCCGCAGCACCAAATGCAAATTCTATATGGTTACTTCAAAGTTCAACTTTAGAAGCACAAACTTTCAGAGTAATATCTGTTGAAGAGCAAGATGGCGTTAACTATGCAATATCAGCGTTAACATATCTTGATGGAAAGTATGCAAATATTGAACAAGGAATAAGTTTACCTACTAGAAGTATCTCTTTATTAAATGAACCAAAAGATCCTCCATCAAATTTACAAGCATCTGAAAGAATTGTTGTTATAAATGCTCTAGCGGTTACTAAATTAATTTTATCTTGGGTATCAGTCACAGGAGTAAGTCAATATCTTGTTCAATACAGATTTAACAATACAAACTGGGTAAGTGAAGTTGTATTTAGACCTGACTTTGAACTTGTAAATACACAGGCAGGAGCGTATGAATTTAAAGTATTTTCATTTAATGCAGCTTTAAACATATCTCCTACATCAAGTAACTTAACCTTCAATGCTGTAGGTAAAACTGATCCACCAGGTAACGTTCAAAATTTATCTATGGAACCTATTACTAATAAACTGGTAAGGCTTAGATGGACGCAAGCAGTAGATCCTGATGTTCTTCACGGAGGACGGGTTTATGTGAGGCACAGTAATTTGACGGACGGAAGCGGTACATTTCAAAACTCAGTTGACCTTGTTACTGCTCTTGCTGGTAACACTACAGATGTTGTTGTTCCTTCTTTAGATGGTGAGTATATTCTTAAGTTTCAGGATGACCAAGGAAATTTTAGTATTGGAGAGACAAGTGTTATTCAAGATTTACCTGATTATGTTGATGCACAAGTTATATTGCAGGATAGAGAAGATTTAGATAGTCCAGCCTTTCAGGGTACAAAAACAAATACAACATTTAATAGCACAACAAGTGCTTTACAGTTAACTAATCCAGCAACAAACGCAACAGGTGAATATGCGTTTAAAGATATTTTAGATTTAGGTGCTGTATTTTCTCTCGATTTAAAAAGAGTTATACGTTCTATTGGTTTTGTTACTGGTCAAGATATTGAAACTTTAATACCTGGCCCTCCAGGTATCTTGTGGGATCAATATGCCACAAACGGTAATTTCGATGGTGCATCGGCAAACGAAGCGAATTGTCAAATACAAGTTGCTACATCACAAACAGCATCAGGAAGTTTTAGCTCATTTAATAATTTTGCAAATGGTACTTTTAGAGGTAGAAGATTTAAATTCAAACTAATACTTGAGACTACTGATACTGCACAGAATATGAACGTGCAACAAGCAGGATACACAGCAGAGTTTCAATCAAGAACCGAACAGAACTATCAGACAACAGGTGGCACATCTACCGCACCACAGCAATCTGGAACATCAGCAAAGACAGTCACTTTTGGAACGCCATTTTTTGTGGGCACTTCATCTTTAGGAGGAGCAAATGCTTTCTTGCCTACTATTGGAATAACAATACAAAATGCTCAATCAGGTGATTTCTTTACCATAACTAATGTATCTGGAACAGGATTTACTGTAAGTATTAAAAATGGTTCTAGTTTTGTTGATAGGACTTTCACATTTCAAGCTGTAGGATATGGTAAAGGGGTGTAATATGGAGAAAAGTATTCTCTAAATGAGTCAAGTATCAGACTACAATATAGCTAATGCGTCAGGAGCTTCTGTAAGAAGTGACCTTAATGCGGTATTTGATGCGATAAAAACTTTAAATAGTGGTGGTAATGATCCCTCAAACCCAGAGGCATTTATGCCCTATGTGGATACAGCAGATAATAATAATTTAAAAATAAGAAACTCTGCTAATAATGGTTTTACAACTGTTGGACCTGTTAACTCTGCAAACTTAGGACTACTACCTAGAGCAGGTGGTACGATGACGGGCCAACTACTCGGAGATGATGGATCGGGTGCTGGTAGTCCTGCGTATTCGTTTGATAATGATACAGATACAGGAATGTTTCGATCAGGTGCAAACACAATAGGATTCTCAACTGCTGGAACTGCTAGAGTCTCTATAAGTAATGCAGGTTTAGATGTAACAAATGGCCTTCCTATAAGATTACAAGATTCTAGTGGAGCACCTTTTGTTGCTTTAAAATCGCCTTCTTCTTTAAGTTCTAATGTAACTTTAACTTTACCTTCTAATGATGGTAACGCTGGTGAGTTTTTACAGACAGATGGTTCAGGTAATTTAAGTTTTTCTATAGTTCAAGGTGTTCCTAGCGGTTCTGTATTTTGTATGGCAGTAGCTACAGTGCCTTCTGGATATTTAGAATGTAATGGAGCAGCAGTTAGCAGGACAACATACTCTGCTTTGTTTGCGATAATTGGTACAGCTTATGGGGCAGGAAACGGTAGCTCAACATTTAATATTCCAGATTTACGAGGAGAATTTATCAGAGGCTTTGATAATGGTAAAGGAACAGATAGTGGAAGAAGTATTGCCAGTTCTCAATCAGGTTCAAACGCACCTCATAATCACTCCATAAGTCTTTCTGGTACAACCAGTACTAAATCTTTAACTGGTGGTATTAGAAAAATAAGTGAAGGTTTTAGGGCTAATGGTAGTGCAAGTGGTGTATTTACAAAAACCAATGATGGTAACTCATCTATAACAGGAGCTTCTTCAAACAGTCCTGTTAGTGGTGTTGATATTGATGCTTCACATAATCATACATTTTCTGCGTCTGGAACTTCTGGAAATAATGGTACAGAAGCAAGACCTCGTAACATAGCTATGATGTACATAATAAAAATTTAATTATGGCAATCGAACCTGGCATATACAATTTTACGCTTCAAAGAAGATCGGATCACACGATTCCGCTTCTTTTTAAAGATGGTAATAATAATGCAATTAACTTAACTGGATTTACTGTTGCTGCACAGGTTTGGGAAGAAACACGCACCACAAAGTTTGCTGATTTTGCTGTTACTTATACTAATAGAGCAGCAGGATCCGTAAGTATTACTCTTACAGACACACAGACTGCAACATTTACTCCTGATCTTTTGAAATATGATGTTCTGCTAATTGATGCAGCAGGTTCCAGACAATATTATTTAGAGGGTACAATATTTGTAAGCGAGGGCTACACTTCACCATGAGTTCAGTTAACATTACAACCGAAAGGAACACCGTTACTGTTAACGGTGATACTAATGTTGTTACAGTAGCAACAAGAGGTCCGCAGGGTCCTCAATTTAGTAGTACCAATACGCTCTTAGTTGATAACAATAAAGTAAACAACTCTGTAGTGTATTTTGACCAAAGTAGTGGTACATTTAAAGCAGATCAAACTCGCACCGTTGAAAATCTCGTAGACGGAGGAAACTTCTAACATGGCA